AACATGGCGCTCGCAGAGTGCGCCAAGGTGATGAACGAGCTGATCCCAGAAGTGTACGACACACAGCGGACGATCATGATTACAGGCGAGACCGATCAGGTGCTCCTGCAAGAGATCAACGGCGACATGGGTGACAGCACTCCGGACATCACCAAGGGCAAATACGAGCTGGTCTACACGACCGGTCCTTCCTACGCGACCAAGCGCGAAGAGGCGACCGAGACGTTGCTCACGCTGATGAACCACATGCCTCAGACCGGCAACCTCATCGCGGACATCATCGCACGGAACATGGACATCCCAGGCTCCGAAGAGATCGCCACACGCTTGATGATGATGCTCCCACCTGGTGTCGCGGACATGGACCACCTGCCCGAGCGCCAGAAGATGAAGCTGCAAGCCATGATGGAGCGCCAAGAGCGCCAGGCGTCCGAAAATGCTCAGAAAGAGCAAGCGGTCTTCATGGCCCAAATGAAGAAACAGGCAGCTGAAATCGAAGAGCTTCTCGCACGTGCTCGCAAACAGGTCGCCGGTGCCGCCAAGGATGAATCTGAGGTCGGCGTCCAGCGCGATAAGGTCGAGTATGACTACGAGCTTGGCGACGAGTTGAACGTCATCAAAGCGATGCAGGTTGGCGTACAACTTGACAAGACCAAGAGTGAAAGTGCATCAAAAGGCATGGAAGCGGCCTTCAGGGTCGAGGATCAACGTATTGCACGGGAGCAAAACAATGGGCGCGAAACGGGTCAAGGCGGCAACCAAGGGTCGCAAAACGATGAACAAGATTAAGGGCGCAGCGCGTGCGCTGTCTCCTTCAGGGGTCGCCGACGTTCTCGGTGATTATTTGCTTCGCGGCAACAAAGGCAAAAAGCGAGGCGCGAAACGGGTCAAAGTAAATGGCCGCAACTGAGTGAAAGAGGACTGAGATGAACAAAATGATTGACGAGCTTCCCGACGAGGAAGCGATGGATATTTCTCCTGATCTGGCCGCAGCTCAAGCTGAAGAAGAACGTAAGCGCAAGGCTCGCGAAGCTGCCGAATTGGAGGATGATGACGATGACGACTTTGACTTGCTCGGAGACGACGACCAGGACGATGACGGAGACGACCCAGATGATTCCGACGACGATACGGGATCAGACGGAGACGACGACGATGATGATGATCTGGACGACGCCGACGGGGATGATGAAGACGACGACGTTCCCGCCGCTGCCCGAGTCCCAAAGGTAAAGAAGGGCGAAAAGCCCAAGTCCAAGGCTCAGCTGCGCATCGAAGAGCTGGCCGAGAAGCGACGGGTTGCCGAGAAAGGCCAGTATGACGCTGAGCTGAAGCTGGTCCAGCTGGAGAAACGCCTTGAACAGCTCGAAACCGGTGGTGGCCCTACACGCCGTGCGCCGGCCGATCTGAAGGAACCCGATCCCAAAGACTTCGAGTACGGCGCGGCAGACGACGACTACGTTAACGCCATGGTCGATTACAAGGTCGCCCTGAAGCGTGCGGAGTGGGAAGAGGAAAACGGCAAGTCCACCAAGCAAGCCAAAGAGCAAGCCCTCGTGGAGCATTATCAGGACCGCTACACCAAGGTTCAAGCCGCTGGAGCCAAGAAGTATGGCGAGAAATTCAAGCTCGTGGAAGAGACGAATTTCCCGTCCGAGCTGGCACGTGATTTGCTCGACTCCGACTACGGAGTTGACATCTCGTACTACTTGGCCAATAACATTGGGCAGCTTCGCAAGGTTGTTACCATGACGGACGCGCAACGCGCAAAAGCCATCGGACGCCTTGAAGAGCGGTTCTCGGCCAGTGCTTCAGCCGGAAAGAAGCGCAGTAAAGCACCGGAGACACCTGGTCGGAAGGCCAAGAAAAAGGTGACGACGGATGAAAGTCGCTATGGCCCAGACGATCAGGATGCTTTTGATAAAGCGTTTTGGGGCCGCTAACCTAAGAGGCAAGTCCTATGACTATCACAGTCCCTCAGTCGCGCCTGATCCTTAAAACGATCATGTCGACTCTTCGCAACAACCTTTGTTCGTCCGATCTCATTGAGTGGGAAATGCACTCGACCGAGATGAACGACCGCAACGGTTTCATCGTGTCCGAGCAAGTCGGTCCTGACTACGTTATCACCGAAACGACCGGTGCCGTGGCCAACCTGACTGCCGGTGTCCAAGACACCACATTCGGTGCGCAGACCTTCACCCTGAACAAAGTCTTCGGGCTTTCCATGGGCGCGTCTGACATCGAGTCGGTCACAGACCTCCAATCCGCTCGCAAGAACAAAGCTCTGATGAACGGTATCTCGCGTCTGGCAAGCCGGATCGACTACCACATCTTTGATGTTGCCGCGAAAACCTTCCCGCTCTCCGTTGGTGATTGGGGCCAGGACATCGACACGCCGAACGAGTTCGCTTCGGCACGTACACGCCTGGCGCTCGCATCGCTTGAGTCCGACATGGACATCAACGCGGTCTTGACCCACACGGACCACCAGAACCTCGCGCAGTACATCTACAACGATGCACCGGCGCTCAGCTCTGAAAGCTCGCGTGCAATGCGCAACGGCTTCCGTGGTATGCTGGACAACATCCCGATCAAGGCTTCCAACCAGCTTGGCCGCATCACGACCGGCACACGTACCACTTCGGGTGGCGTGACCGTAGCGAGCGCGAACCAAGACGTGGACTACTCTGCGGCAGCTGACGCCGGCTCCAACGCCGGTTTCTACATGACGCAGGAGATCACGCTGGCAACTACTGCCGGTCAGACGGTCCTTGAGGGTGAAATCTTCGAGATCGCGGGTGTCAACGCCTTCGATCCTGAGATCGAACAGAACCGTGGCTACCTCCAGCAGTTTACTGTTGTCACCGGTGGCACGGCAGGTTCCAACGGCGAAGTGACACTTCGTATCTATCCGGCGATCATCGTCGGTGGCGGTACGGCGGTATCCGGAGCAAACGGTGTGAACCGTGCGCACGCTACCGTGGATGCAGCACCGGCTTCCGGCGCAGCAGTCACCTTCGAGGGAACGGCCTCCACGGTCTACATCCCCCGCCTGATGTTCAAGAAAGAGGCTGTGGTCTGCCACTCGGCACCACTCATCATGCCTTACACTGGACAAGGCTTCCGTCGCTCTCTTGCAGAGGCGGAACGGGACGGTACAGCGCCTCTGATGCCGCGTCTCTGGTTCTACTCGGACCCGAACACCGGCGCACACCGCTGCCGTGTTGACATGTTCGTGCAGGCGCAGGCGCGTCGTCGCGACATGGGTGTGAAGTTCTTCGGCGTCAGCGCCTAATGACTTCGCGATAACCTCCCTGAAACTTGGCCCACCGTTGACTCGGTGGGTCTTTTTTATGAAAGTGACTGAGCAATGGAACCAACAATCAACGTACCTGGAAGGACTGAACCCATGACACGTGAGCGTGATCCCAATTTTCCGAAGATGGTCTACACCGCTGGTTTGACCGCGCACCTCATCATCAAATGTGAGGAAGAGCGGCCAGAAGGTTACTACGACCACGCAGAGGCGAAGGACATGGAACCGGATATGGAACCACCTGCCGCGCCCACCGCCGACCATCAACAAGCTGTCTTCGAGGCAGAGCAAGCCAAGCGCGAAGCAAAGCTCGCCGAGAAGGAACATCGGAAGGCTCTTCAGGCGTATCTGGATGAGCACAATGTGGACTACAACAAGCGCATCTCGACAGCGAAGCTCGAAGAGCTTAAAGTGGCCCTTGATGAACATCTCGGCCAGCAGGATGTAACCGATGACTCTGAACAGCACACTGATCCAAGCGGCGTTTCGTGAAGTAAACTTCATTGAGCAAGGCGCTACGCCTACAACAGACGAGCAGACTGAGGCGCTTCGGCTACTTCAGTCGCTCGTTGACAGCTTGATGGGAAGCACGGTTGGTATCAAGTACCGGCCATGGCACATCCCTGACCCTTTCAACACCGCACCGGACAACCGGCGCTACCCTGCCATCTCCGACAGCCCGAACGTGAAAGCTGTCCGTGATCTGGCCTACCCTCCCATGCAGTCGCGGGTGATCCTCCGAAACGACACCGTGCAGACACTCTACTTCCAATCTCAGCCTCTTGATGGAGCGATCATGTCGATCGTGGACGCGGGGTTCACCGCCAACGTGACCCTCGACGCCAACGGCATGTTCTTCGGAACGTCCGGTCTGACACGCACAGAGG